GTGTTCCGCTCCATTGAGTCTTTTCATTAAAGGTTTCTTTTACTTCAAACAACCCTTTATTCTTGTCTGCATAAGGCATTAATTTGCCCTTTTTATCCCTATAGATGTACTTTCTTTCAATCAAGAACGACACAAAATCGTTTTGCTTGATGTGAAGTTGCTTTGCCGTTTCTCTGAAATTAGTAAGCAGGTTTCTGTCTACAAGTTCGTCGAAGTAGTCCGCCTTCGGCTGCATAATCTGCTTCTCAACCGTTAAATTTGCGTTTACAGCTTCTAACTTTTTATTGGTGTCCTTTGCGTCCTTTAGCTCTGTTGCTAGCTTTATAAGGAATTCTGGACTCGATAGTGCCTCCTCTAGGGTCTGCTCTGTCATGTACGCCCCATGTCTCCTGATTGCGGGTAGCACCTCTGTTGTCACCCAGCGCTTAAATTCTTTCGCTTTTGGTAATTTGCTAGACAGGATTAAACTGTAGAGGCCTGATTCGTTGATAACAGTCATGCCTCTCGGACTGTCAAAAGTACCGTTTTGGTAGTTTTGCCTATCTTCCTCATCTACATGCCTGTTTATATCTCGACTACTGTTTTGGTATCCGAGCACAACTGCTACATCTTTTCCGACAAACCATGGTGTGTCGTTGATAACTACCGTCCTAACTTCTCCAAATTCGTTACTTGTAAATACCTGTAGTTCATTCATTATGCCATCTTCTCCTTTCTCATAAGCACAGCATCCCAAAACGCATTGAGTATTCTTACAGCACCTGCGTTTTCTGCTATTGATATACTTTCCATCTTTAACTATTCAATTTCACTGTTAGAACGATTTACAAAAACGTTTATTTGTTTTACTAATTCTCCCATTATAAAAACCTCCATTTGTTTTTGCCAAATAGAGGTATGCAATGCTATAATGTTTACATACCTTATTTGGGGTTGATTTAGAGTGATTTGCGGCTTTGGTCGGTAGCAATCACTCTTTTTTGTCGTCTAAATCATTTAAAATCAACAACTTCATATAATCTTTTAAAGACATTTTCTTATCAATTACTTTGTGTTTTAATTTTTGATGCATAGAATCATCTATTTTCACAACAATTGTTTTCATCGTCGTTCACCTCCTTATTTTATATTTGAGATATTTTTCGTAGTTTTATCTCATTTATAGGATATATGTTAATATCTATCCCATTTATTGTCAAGCCCATTTATGGGATATTTTATATATTTTTATTGCAAATATAATTTTTATCTTATATCATTATAAAAAAGGAGGAATTCCCGATGGATAAGTATGATGTTACCGATTTTCTAATTCGTTCAAATGCACGAATGAAAAACTTAAGGAGCGAATATGGATACTCATACAAAAAATTAGCTGAACTTACTGGTATCAGTAGCTCAACTTTGCAGCGTTATGAAAATAATCCATTTGCATCTATCCCTTTATCTAAAATTAAATCAATAGCTAAAGCATACAATGTCTCTCCCGGATATCTTATGGGTTGGGAAAGCCGCTATTTATCCAACGAAGATTTAGAAGGTCTTTCTAAGCTTCTTGATGACATAGGATATGACTTGAACTATGATGAAATAACCGAGACATTCGTTCTGAAAGACGATGATTCTTCGTACAATTTAGAGGCTGATCAACTCAAACTCTTAAAAACAGAAGTACTATCTTTCGTAAAATACAAATTATTAGACATAATAGAATCCCTAAAGAAGAAAAGCGAAAATCCCAACAAATAAAAAAAGAGCGAGCCTATAACGGACTCGCTCTTCTTTGCTATTACAATAGTCTTTGGATTAGTCTCGAAAGGGTAAATCGAAGACACTTACATTATAGGCTTAACTTGATATGATTGCAATGATTAGCTATATAACGGAAATAGCTCCGTCCTTATTCGCCTCTACAGTTACCTTATCATCAGTAACGAGAGCACCGTCCTTGATGATGTACACGGAATCACCCTTGACGATACCCTTATCTATGCGGCTACCATCGTCCTTAAAGTATTGCCAATCATCATCAATCTTAACCCAGCCAGTACACATAACTCCGTCTTTATCAAAACAGTATTTTTTGCTATCTATTGTATAGACACCGTTTGCGTACATAAAACCATCTTTAGGATCTAGGCAGAACCAACGCTTATTAAGATAAACCCATCCAGTTTGCATCTTACAACTAGAATTAAAGTAATACCACTTACCTCCTATCTGCTGCCAGCCTGTAGCTGCATACCCATCTGAGTTAAAGTAATACCAAGCTCCATCTAGTTTCTGCCAACAAGCTTTATAGTAAGACCCATCTTTCTTTTTAAACCACCAGCCTCTATTATCCTGAATCCACCCATAGCTTTGGAAGTTAGGAACAACAAAGCCTCTAATAAACCTACCATTAACAGCGATCCTACGATAGCCTGTGCTATGGTTGTTATGGATATTAAATTCAAATACGTTGATGTATTTGCTATCTGCTGATACTACTATACCCACATGGCTAGCACCAGTGGTATTATCCCCTCTACCAGAGTCTTGCCAAGCATAGATTATCCAGTCCCCTGCACTTGGAACATAGGCATCATTCTCTACCCAGATTCCCATTTGCTTAGCCTTATTAACAATAACACCTACGTTAGCAGAGCAAGGATAGGATGTTCCTACTCCGCAAAGATAAGCTACTGCTGAAGCACATGCAGCGCAGAAATTAGCGGAATATGTCATAGCCCATCCATCAGGCTTATGCTTATTAAACTCGTCAATTAGAGTTTTGTGAGAACCTCCTTGAAAAGGCATCCCGTTGTATCTAATGGCAGTGTTAACGATCTGTTCCCGAATTCCCATCTTCAAGCACCTCCGCATTTTTTAACCCTTCAGAAATAAGGTCTTCATGTAGTTCTGTGTTATCCCTACCATAAGTCATAGCTAGGTCACTATCTCCTACACCTTTAGTGGTAGGGTCTGTAATAACTCCGAGCATCCCTAAGAGACCTAAGATAGTTGTAATGATTTTTGTAACGTCTGTCTGCGGAATAGGGATTTTAATTCCTAATGTTTCGCAAATCATGTACCCTGTGGTTATTGTTGCACCCAGAAACATAGCTACCCACTTACCGTTTCTGAATCTTACTTTCCAATTGATTCTCATAATCTACCTCCTTTTAGCAATAAAAATACCGAGCTTTTACCCGGCTAACCAACTTATTTATTTTTTTTCTAAATCATCTAGCCTATGATTTATAGTCTTAAGTTTTTCCTCGATAACGGGAATTTTTTGCGCAAACCCATTGTGCAGCCTAACTTCTTCCGTCAGCTTATCTATCTTGTAATCTGTAAGGCAGCTCGATTTACGGATGCCATAAAGTGAGCCGCCACCAGCACCAAGAGCTGACACGCATGCCACTATGATACTTGTCCAATCCATCATTACTTCCACCTTCCTGTAGCTCTGTAGAGTATCCTTGCGTTTACCCTAGTGAGCTTACTCATCGATATATAATAAACTCCACCTATGTAGTCTTTTGTTGACATCTTACGAGTTGTCCACAATTCCCCGTCTGGTGCCTCAATCTCTACACTAGTTATCGGTGTATCTATAAATAGTCCAGGTGGTAGGTCTGTCCTACTACCTCCAGAGTAATATACAGGCCCCCAAGGATTTGCAGCGGACACTGTGCCGAACCACATTCCCTCTGCAGTAGTTGTACCGTCCGAATACTTGCGAACATTCCATACAACACCGCCGGCAGTCACCTTGGAATCTTCATACAGTCCCTCTATGCTATCAACTTGTATAGCCTTGGCTATAACAGTCCCGTCGCTGTCAAATTCTACTACTGGCTCTACAATTCCGTCGAGCTTAGGAGAGTGGAGAAGACTTGCAATTACATTGTCTTCTCTTTTTGAGTCGCTGTGTACGATGAATACCGACATCCCTGACTTACTAATAGCTGTAAGGTCGGCAGCTGATGATGTAAATTTTGATGAGAGAGCTTCTATATCGTACCCCCCTGCTGTAGCGGTAAATGCTGCATGTAGACCTTGATTAGTTACATCGTTTGCGAACACGTTGACTGCGCCCGTACCTCCGCAGTCAATCGATGCGCCTTTAATGTTGTAGTCGCCGTCCTTCGCGTCCTTAATGCTCTTGATGTCAATCAGCTTTTTGTCCTGTTCATAAAAGCTAATTCTATCCTCCGCAAATTCAGCGCTCTTCTTACCATCTTTACGAATCTGCAACGAATTATCGGTGAGCACCGTTGATGCACCCTCATTCGACTTCGCATTCTTTGACACTACCAGTCCTGTACCAGCCTCGAACTTCATATAGTCCGTTGCGGTTTTTGCCGCCTCGATAGCCTTGTCGTTAACTGACTTAATAGATGTAAGATTTATGCTATCGCTAGCTAAGATACCCATGTTACACCTCCAATTGAGCAGACACTCTCGCCGCCTCTACGTTCCGCACTCTATATGATGTACCTTCGTGAGCCTTAGTTCCGTTCTTGTACCATATAACCTTCCCCACGTTAGCTACCTCACTAGCAGTTAACTCTCGACCATCTTTGTATACATGAGCTGTAAGAGTCGTATCAACTAGAGTGTCGGTGAACACTACCCCTTTTGAGCTCTCAACCGTGAGGCTGAGGGTACTTGCTGTAGATCCTGGCGAGACATTAATATTCGCTAGCTTGTCGGCTAGATTCTTCACCTGGTCATCAATGCCGCTATCCTCCTCAACAAAGTCACCTAGTTTAGCCTCAATCTTCTTGCCCGATACAGAGGTCTTGAGCTCTAACAGTCTACTAGATACGTATAGCTCTCCTCTATCGTTGACGATATACACTATATCGCCTATAGATAGGTTATCTGGCATAGTCACGATATCGACTTCATAGGTCTTAGTCGGACTAGACAACTTCTTGAGTTCCGTCACCGCATGAGCGCATAACTCTGATTGTGATGTGGTCTCAAAGCTGTACGTGCGTTCGATATGTTTGCCATTACTCCAGGTACTGCCCCACTTAGCAACAGCACTTCTAGACTTGAGAAGCTTACCGTCTGTGTAGATATCTCCGTCGTCATAGTGATATCCCAATAGAGTTATAGGTTCGTTGCCACCCTCTGGTGTACCTCCTGTAACTCGCAGAGCAGTTGCGAGGGTCTGAACACTCTCTTTGTCGCGTATGTTCTTTACATCTCTTCCAAGACGTAGCTGTATCTTCGCGTCCTTGCCCCTTTTCTTCCATAGGTTAATTAGCAGCTTTTTGACTGTCATTCCCTCTACTTCAAACGAGTAAGACACTTCCGCATTATCGAACTGAGTTGCAATTGATGCGATACGTTCGGCCACAGTGCTCTCTCCATCCCATTTGAGCTTTCGCTTTAAATTCGAGATTTCGTTCACTCCTATTTCAAAACCCGTGCCACGTATCCATTCATCAATGTAACCTACTGCGGTATATGCTTGTGACGCCTCGTACTTCTCCGCAATGGTATTGAGGAGGTCCATTCCTGCGTCTTCACAGTATAGGGTGACTTCCCTATTCTCCTCGTTGAATTCGCGGTCGATTATGGTGTAAAACTCGTTCTCTGCGTTGTGTTTGCGGAGTAAATAATTACCTGCTGTACAGAGTTTTCGCATGTATTTTTCCGCTGTATCGCCATAGCAGACTGTAGCCTCGAATATAACAACTCCGTTAGATACATATTCCGTCTTGTTGTCATCAACAATAAATATGCCATCATTAAGGTTAGTGGAGGCTTGACCTAAAATCTGCATTTTGCGGTCAGCAAAGTAGATAATCATAGGAACACCTCCCTATAGGTCAGCTTTGCGGCAGGCTTATCCGTTGTAAATGCTGAACAAGCAAAGTTAATTCTGTTCTGCCCCGGTACTAACTTCAATGTCTCCCAATCGTTACCGAGTGCCCCTAAATCTGGTCTAGGTAGGTTATTCACCTTTATGGAACCGTCCGAGCAGTCAGCTACGAGATTGTCGCCCCGTGCAAACTTGTTAGGGATGTCGTCGAATTTCTCTACATTGGTCTTTCGAAATTTTACCCAGAATAGGTAGTTGAGCATAGGAGGGTAAGTGTCTCCCATACCTCTATACTTCGTCGAGGCAAATGTAACCTTAGCCGCCTTCATAACCTTGCCCTCTGGCACCGTGAACGACAATAAGCGCCCCGCTACGTTGAATCGGAACTGATCACCAATCTTACTAATCGATATAGTCCTTACTGGAGGGTGTCCCGCATAACCGAAACCGAACCAATCGGAGAAGTACCCCGCATCGAACTCGAAGTAATGCACATACTTACCGCCCGCGTATATCTTCGCGTTTGCAGCGGTTCCTGAATACCACTTTTTTAGCTCTACCCCTGCTACAACATTACCGCTTGCATCATGGATCATACACTCATATGTTCCAAGGCATCGAGGGTCGCAGCTGTCATTAATTGACCACACTAGATAGTAGGACATCTCGAAGTTCTTCGCCCCCTTAACTCCCTCACTGTCTGCAGGTATCTCTTTTGTTACAGATGGACCACTTAATTCAGCGCTCATATTCGAGCCATAACTAGACGGTGTTATGTACTTGCCGCCTGACTCCTTAACTTGAAAAGCTCCTTGATATATGTGTCCTTCATGTGGCTTGCCTACATTCTTACTCCAGCTACCAAGTGTAGCCTCGTTGAACTTGTCATCTATAAGCGTCTCACTCTCCGTATGGGACGTTGTGTCAAGCTCCTTCGGGTCACCTAACTGTATAACGTGGCTCTGTGCGTCAGAAAACACCACGTAGCCACTCTCTCCATGCTGTGCTTGTGCAAAATCTACAGAGAACAGAGGCGAACTAGGCACTGTACCGTTATAGTTAACATTAAACACCCCGTCTATTGCCTGTACCGTGTATTCGCTCGTACTGAACTTGAACGGTGTTAGACAAAGTATCTCAAAATCAGCCACTACAGAGTTACGACCTGTTGGCACTTCTCCACAGTTTCGAGGTGTTCCGATATAGAATCGGTCGTCCTGGTCTGCAAATATAATCTTTGCATTGGTTGTATTAAGAACCTCGTTCAGCTTGTCGTATGCGGTTCGAAATGCTCCACTGTCGCTACAAATTAGCTGATAGGTAATAGTTATCGACCTCGACGGATATCGTCTATTTTTGAGAATTGAACCATCTCTAGATGCCATCTCTGCGGTAGTAAGGTCAGAGGCGAGAAGTTCCCGCCCCTGTACCGTTAGTGTCCTATATCCAGGTATTATGTCCTCGATATATCTACTATTAATTGACATTGCCTCGCTCGGTCTAACCGCAGAGGTCTGATTATCTGTTGTATCTATGAAGTTATACATATTTAGAACCTTCCCTTCCTTCTGCGGTCGCGCTTTTCGTTCCTTGCCTGTAGCTCTGTGAGGTCGTCAACAGTCGCATACGCAACTTCTCTACCATCGATTTCACTGTGTACATGGATCTCGTATCGAGCCTGTGAGCTGTAATTGTACTCATCATTTAGTCCCCAATTGCCACTCATGCCCGGCATTTCCATCTGTGGCGAGAACGCATTAGCCATCTGCGAACTCATTGAGCGAACAGCACTAATCTTGCTCTTGATACCGTTAACAAGCCCTTGACCTATATAGGCACCGTTGTCGAACTGTTTATGCGAAGGGGAGCGGATTATCTGCGCCTTCTTGATAGCGACGTCCGCTGCATCAGCTAGTGTTCTAGCGACACTTCTTACTCTCCCTATCTGGGATGCCATACCGTTCGCAAGGCCGGCACCAATATATGCGCCTGCGGCGTATGCTCCGCTACCTGCAGAGTGCAGAGTCGATTTAATCGAGTTGCTAGCACTTTTCGCAGTAGCTATAGCGGAAGTGAGTCCACTCGATAATCCGATGCGGAAGTTATTACCTGCAGCACTGCCTGCGGCAGCTGTGCTCGACGCAGCATTACTGAAAGTTGACTTAAGTCTGTTCATGGCTGATCCTGCGTAATCGCCAATCGCTTTTAACCCAGCTTTTACGATATTAACTGAGCCTACCATCGCTGTCAGAGATGATGCCGCCGCCCTTGCGTTAGCCGCAATCGATTTCATGGAACTATTAACCGCCTTAATCGCGAGTGCTAACACGCCCACACCAATTGCCGCTATTCCTACTAATATTCCAAATGTTAAGAAGAGCACTCCCGCCACTACTGCTAGTGCGCCCGCAGTTAGCAACATCACGGCAGCTATCATCGCTAGTCCGCCGAGTGTTATTAATCCGAGCCCGAGGATGACTGCCCCTCCAGCAGCTACAACACAAGCTAAACCTATCGCTGCAATGCCCAACGCTGCCTGTAAGCCGTATTGGGCTGCCATAGGTAGCGCATTAATGAGTCCGGTCACTGAATCAACTAAACCGGAAATCGCATTAACTACCGCGGCTATTCCTTGAGCGGCTAGCCAAACGCCAGCACCAATCATCAGTACCATTGCCCCGAAAGTGAGCATAGCTGGTATAGCCACATCAAGCTCAGGGCCCAACTTTGCGAATGCAAATACAAGTACTCCAATTGCTATCGCCATCCCCGCGAGCACTCCTACCGCGAGTCCTCCGCCAGATGATACCGTCTTGGCCGCATTAGCAAGAATCAACATTCCTGTAGCGCATAGCACAATCGCCGCACCGAACGCAATAAAAGCAATCGACATAGAGTTTAGTTTGCCCGCGCTCATCTTAGCCATGTTTTTTGATAGCACTACTAGACCCACACCTAGTAGTCCGATACCTACAGCCATGCCGACGAACACACCAACTGCTAACGGTCCTGCTTTAGCTAGTGTTTTAGCGGCCTGTGCCATTATCCAAAATCCGCTAGCCATTAAGAGCACGCCTGCACCCATAGCCATGAATGCCTTGCTAGATGCTAACATCTTCTTACTTGTGACTCCTGCTGCTTTTCCTGCTTTTGGTAACGCACTTGCTACCGTTTCGGAGGCAGTACCGAGTGCCTTCATTTTGCCCGCTAGTTTAAGGGCTATCTTAAGTCCTATAAATGCCTCTACAAGCTCTGGAATGTGAGTAACTAGGTACGCAACAGAATCGGAGTGCTTTTCTAGGAACTTCGCCGCCCCTTTAGCGGAACGAGCAAGACCGTCCATGCTTTTCTTAAACGCATCAACAGCACTCTTGCTATTGGTTATCTTGGCAATGCTCTTGCCAACTGCACTAAATGCTTTTGAAAATGCAGTACCTACGCCCTTGAAGGAATTAGATGCAATCTCGAGCCTTGACGATAGTGTCGCCATTGCGCCCGATATAGCACCGACACCCGCCTTACTGATAACATCGAACGCGGGAGCTAATCTAGTTGCTAGAGTCGCCCTCAGTCCTTCCGCCGCCTCGCCAACTGTCTTATACTGTTGTGCCATAGCTAGGAGTGACTTATCATTTCCCGCCTTTTCCATAGCCTTAAAAAAGTCCTCTGTCTTGACCTTGCCCGCTTGCACATTCGCAACGAGCTCTTTAGTTGTCATGCCCATTTTTGCCGCTACACGAGACAATCCCGCTGGCGACTGTTCGAGCATCAACTTAAAATCTTGCCATGCTACTTTAGGCTTTGCCGCCATCTGTGTAGCCTGTGTCGATAACGTCTTCATGGCTTGCCTAGGATTTTCAGATGCGGCCGCAACCGCTCCGAAACCTTTTACAACTCCTGTAGTGGTCTTCTTGTTGACTGCATAGAGCTGTGCATAGGTGCTCGCCATGTCCTTCGACGAATAGATTGTCTTTGCAGCGAAGTTCTGCAAGTCCTTCTTCGTCCGATTAATTTGTGCCTTGCCCATTCCCGACATCTGCATGTTAGCTGTAAATGTCTTCCAAGTCGCATTGGTCTCGTTGATCTCGGTAACAAGCCCTTTTACACTTCGCCCTAAAGCCGCTACTGCGGATCCCCCGATTCGGGTCAGTGCACCGAAACCGAGCCCAGCCTTGACCATTCCACCAGTGGAGTTGAGCAATCCTGCAACGCCCTTAAGCTTGGGCGACAGGGAATCTTTTGCACTTAATACGGCGGTTACTGAATAGCTCTCCATTATTCGCCCCTTTCCTTTAAATATTTACCGAGAGAGGCGAACCTACTCTCAGTATTCTTTGGTTCATCGAGAACCCCGCGTATAGCTTCCTCGTAATTGAAAAAGCTTTTGAATGTCTTATATACCGGATTACCCGACTTCTTCACCGCTTTTGCAAGTACCGTTAAGTACGCTTGTTGATGCACCCTATAGTCCTCGTCAATCATGCGTAACTTATAAGCTTTCGTCATGATTTCGTATTCAGGAAACGTAAGGCGATCTACTTGCTCAAAACTGGTAAATCCGTGTCTTCTAAAGCAATCAATAGCTATGTCGCTATATAACTTATCCGCGTCAAAGGCTAATTCTGCTCCCCTAGGCGCGCTTTTAGCTCTGCCTCCTGCAACTTCTTTACTGTATCCGTCGACTTCTTCACGCTCTGGAATATTCTCCTCGTACAGTTGGCATTCTCGAAAAAACTAAGTACCTTCTCGAAAACTTCGTCTATATTAGTGGTCTCATCTTCCAAATACTCGTGCAAATCATCTTCCTTGATTTTTGGGTCTTCCGTCTTGTTGGCAGTAAGAATTGCACTTGCTAAATCCTCGATTGAACCGTCAATGATATTTGCAATCATTAGATTCAGTCCGATACCCTGTTCAACTCCGATAAGTCCGTCAACTGGTGCCATCTCTCTTCCGTTTACCTCTTTAACGAACTTAAGACCGAATCTTAATGGGTATGGGTGTCCTTTAATTACGATTTCCATGTGTTACCTCCTGTTTTTGTAAAAATAAAACGAGGGCGAATTAACGCCCTCAGTTATATCCGAATGGTCTTTATGCTCCGCCCTGTGTTGTGTCCTTGAACACGTAAGCCGCCATCTTCTGCTGTTCGGTTGTAACAGTTGCATCACCAACGACGCCCGCACCGTTTATACCGAACTTAAGCGATACTTCTACATTCTCGTCTGCGTCAGATGATAATTCAACCTCTGTGAGGTATCCCTGGAAGTATCTGCTCTTAAACTTGTTAGTTCCTGTTCCCTTCTCCTCTAGGTTAACTTCCCAAACCTCGACGATATCGTCGTTGTCTAGCGCGTCCTCGAGCTGTGATACGAACGTGTCTCCCTTTGATAGGAGGGATGTTGCGGAGATTTCCACCTCGGACTGCCCTGGTGTTCTAACAGTGCCGTCCTTGGTAGCTTTGGAATCCGCATCCTTTGACTTCGTTCTGCTGTTCTCTGTCGTAAAAGCTAGCATAGTTCCCTTCGCAGTTGCTGCGTTCTTAAGAATACGGAACAGATACACTAGTTTCTTTCCCGATACAGTTTCAGCAAACATCTGTAGGTTGTATTTCATAATTTTTTTACTCCTAACTAAATGAAAAATAGAGTTCAATAACTCCATGCAATAACGGAACGGCAGTAGAATTATCGGCAAGTATTCTCGAGTTTGCGCGTAAAAAGTGTATTTTGGTTTCGTCGTTTTGGGTATTCTCATCTTCACTCTCGTATAGTGCTGATTTGAATTTGCGCATATCCTCGACAGCTGTACCTCTAGCTCTAACTTTGTCACTCCAATAATGAACTGTTAGATTAATTGTGCCTACAACACTATTCTTCAGCAGTTCATCGCTTTGAAACGACTCGCCTATATAGAAGAACGGGTAAGATGTTCCCACCTCGGGTAGCACCGTGTCATATATGCTGAATTTTCCGAACATATCTTCGATTATCTTCCTTACACGACAAAATGCTATCTGTCCTGGGTCTCTCATCGTACCAATTCCTCCATCTTTGATTTAAATTCTGCTTTAACTTCTTCGTAGGATGGTCTAACGTAAGGCTGCGCTTGCATAAATCTCGTACCGTACTCAACATACGCAGCATATTCGGTATGAGGCCCTACAACAGCCTTTAGTCCATCCTCTTCAATCTCGAGAGTAACACTCCTCTTCAGGGTTCCAGTGTCTACAGGCGCACCATCTTGTACCCCCGATTGTAACTTTGCCCCGCAGTCCCTAACAGTGTCCTTGACTGCGGTCAGTTTCGCCTTCTTTAGCAGTGCCTTTTCAAGCTCTTTAGCCCCAATGAGTTTAATTCCCATTATGATATCCTCTGCAAGTAATATACGCACTTACGACGGAGTCTGCGCATTTTAACGACCTTGTAGAACTTCATGCCAATCTGAACTTTTTCAAGCTCTAACCCGTTAGACTGATGGTAATTTATCGGCGTATGTGCTATTAGGCAATCTTGCTTTAACTCGCCAAACATCCATCTCATCACCTCGTCGGGCATTGACATGATACTAGCCATAACCGCCTTATCTGGGATTTCCTCGTCGTAGTAGTCTCCCGACTCATAGCTGTACGACGTGCCATTATTAACCATTGGATATATAGGTGTGTCATACCTCATATGAATCTCACTCTCCCTCTAGTGGTGTTCTTTTGTGCGTTCAAAAACCTCTCAATATCGGACATATAGGGTTTAAAGTCGTCATTGCTCCAGGTCATTTTTTCACCTTCTACATCGTGTGAAGATACGCCCT